AGAAGGCTAACTGGTTGTATTTCTTTACCTAGGTTTTCACCGGGCCCCCAACCAGGGGCCCATTCACCGTGCTTACACAGCTACTATACGCAACGAACCTGCCGCGGTGACTCCACCACCGGTTCCAGTTGTCGTTGAAACAAGCTTCAAGATATCTGTTCCGTTCAACGAAACAAAGGCGCTGCCACTAATAGTTACCGATGTAACTGTGGCTCCTGCACCTATTGCGATACCAGGCGCGTCCAATCCTATCTGGGCGCCATTCTTCTCTACATTTATTGTCTGGGCTGTCACAGCAGTCGTCGCTGAACCTGTAACATAATAATCCAACAAGTAGTTTCCAGCCGGCATTACAATTGATCCGGCGGTGTTTACAGCTGCTATACCATTAGCTTCAGCCGTTGCTAAAGCCAATGTTAGCGGTACACCTGTTGTTTCAGCTTCTGGGTTCGTAGACTGAAACCACGCAACTTGATTGTTGGCTGGTGCTGCTCCAGTACTTTCTAATACGGGGACCTCTAGGCGAACTCTATATCGCACTCGAAGCTCCCCCAACTCGGCTGTACTACCGTTATTCACAGTGGTAACAAACAAGTTGCCGGCATCATAGGTTTTAATATCACCTCCACCAGGTAGAGCACCAGGACGCACGTACTTTCCCTTACGTCTTCCACCATCATTGAGCTCAAACGGTTGTAAAAACAACCTTAACTGCTCATACGGCACATCATCAACATGTGGATCCATGTCGAGAGTTTGCTGTAACGTGGTGGGCGGAGCATCTGCGGCGTCATAATCGCAGCTTAGCACAACAGCTCCTTGTCCTTGTGTTTGAAACTGACTAGTTCTTGTCTTAAAATAGAACTCCAGTGCTTCAAATGTATATTTTTCAAACAACAGGGCAACCTTAGACAACCATGGGAATGTCCCCACTTGTCCAGGATTTATTGGATACGGGGTCACTGTAGGGGTAGCAGAGTTAGTACCATTGACTACTGCAATGTACTCATCTTGCTCAATCACTTGCCTACGTGAACTTTGTAAGGTTTGACCTCCTGCGGTCACCCGCATATCCATAGACCTACTTCGTATAGGCCCTCCAGGCCCAAAGGACACTCCTGGTCCTCCTCGGCGGGGTTCATTCATTCCTTGAGTTTGCCATGAACCATAACCGCTCGCTTTGGGCTTGGGCATTTTGTTTACACGCCTCTGCTTCCTGGCTTGTGCCTTGCCAGGAAAGGGCAATCCAACATTCACTCTTCTTGGGGGAGGTGCAATGTGGAACCCAACGCCACTCTTGTTCATTTGAACGGCGCCAACAGTCTGTGCCAACTGTCGTTGTCTGGGTTTTCTTTGTCGTTGAGGTAATGCTAGCATATTGTATTTTTGCTCAATCAATCCACTATCGTAAGTGGGGCCCGTTAGACTATATTTAGTATAACTGCTTTTTATTCCGCTTTTTAATCTTTCTTCGCGTTCGGAATATGATTGATTGTGTAGGGGCTGTGCCTCACCTACAAATAGCTTCCTCAATTCTTGATCATTCATCACTTGTCTCATTGCCAACTTCCACTCCATATTATCATGGAGGACGTCGGAATATTCCGAGACTAACCATCCAATCAATTCTTGCAGATAGACTCTTAAGCTCTCATCTGTCCAACCAATTTGGAGGATACCCGCTGCCCTTGTTAGGGTATAAGCTGGGTCTTCAGGATGTGATGAATAAAGAAGTGAAGTCAGTAATTTGTCTCGCCTATACAGGGGAACTGCAACACCGTCGATGAAAACAGTGTGGGCAGACAAGAAATCCAACTCCTCGACAGGGCGGGGGTCTAAACAATCCGTTGTTGTGGTAATTCCTAAAATTTTCCACTCAGCTATCAACGATCGTGCATTATAGAACTCCAATGCTGCATCTGACACTGTCCATGTATTATCGTCGCCAACCAAGGCTAACGATAAATTATCCGTAAAAGAACTATATGTACATTCGGATTGAGGACTCACCATTATCCACCCATATGCTAACAGCATGTATAGGATCAAGGTGTTGTCAACGATGGTGTTTACTGAACCTGAGGGATTTCCTCCCTTCTTCATTACAAACACACCATCAGATGTTATTATAAGCGTGTTAACCAAATTTCGGTAATACACCCTCAACCTTGCCAGGTTATCAGGGGTGCGGTCCTCCACGCGCAGCATATTCCACCTAAATTCCGCACATGCCCACATTAGATATGATCTAAGACTCGAGTCATATTGCGACTCGTCTAGGGCAAATCCATTACGGAATTT